CGAAACATTCCAGTTTTTGTCTTTGATGCTGGTATGAATGATTATCCTCGTGGTTATACTAAAACTTTGAATGTAGAAGAAATCAAAGAACTTTCTTATGGAGAAGTGAAATGACTATCAAACGCATCAAAGTCAAAGAAACCGTAAGTATTGACGCACCTTTTGATGGTAAGTTGAAGGACATTATCGAACAACTTCAAGATTGGATGAATGAAGGTGAGTGGGAAGGTATTGAAAGTGAGTATTGTCAGGATTATGGGGATGAATATTATCTCTATAAGTACCGTGAAGAAACCGACAAAGAATATGAGAAACGAGTAAAACAACTGGAGAAAGAAAAAGCAGAAAAAGCAAAAGCAAAGGAACGAAAACTTCAACAACTCAAGAAAGACCTTGCTAATCTAACTGAAGACGAACTCAAACAACTTGGAGTAAAATGACTGAACGAGTAAAATTCAAAACTATCACACGAGTGATTGACCCAAAGACACGCATTCATTATCTTGATGCTGTTGATGAGAATGGATACCACTGGACTGCTGAAATGTCACCACACGAAGAGAGATGGTTATGCTATACTGATACCTGGAAAAAAGACCCTCAACAACCTTACGATCTATGACTTACAAGTGCCCTCGTTGTTCTACCAGAGTTAAAGACTGGTTTGGTGACGATCCTAAATGTGGATTTGATGAGAATGGAAACTTCCTTGAAAACAACTGGATGTGTGCGACTCTAAATGCTCTCCGTGATATGGAAGGTGATGATGTATGGTGTGATGATAATTATATGAAGATTGTGCGTCGTTGTGATGTTGGGCACGGTGTTCTGTCTTGGTATAAGCATCGTGGGGCAACTGATGACTTCCGTAATGGATACTTTGAGCGTGGAACTCTGCGGTTCGCACAAGAACTTCTGGGTGATGTAGAACCTGATTACAGTGATTGGGATAATGTAAATCTTGACTGGGAGGATGATAATGAATGACTAAACATCCAGCAAACGATTGGGAGTGGGAAGACACTGCCGAAGTCGCATTTCAGGAATGGTTTAATGGTGACTATGGAAGTCCTTATTCACTTCGTAGTGAATGGTTCTATGGAGACTGCGAAGTGGAAGATGTAAAGACCCGTCAGGATTTGATGTATAAGTGGTTGCATTCTGCCTTCTTGACGGGTTATAATACTGGGAGATGCTCCAAGACCGATGAGAATTGAAATTACTTATACTCCACATCCCACGAAAGGATATACTGCTACAATCTGGGACGGGCCAGATGGAGTGGATGAAGATAGTTTCGTTTGTCGTAATCTTGGGGAATGTTTTGAACAGATTATAATGTGGAGAACACTCAACGCACAACATTATTATGGTGGAACTGAAAATGATTGAAATTGATCCCTCACTTGTTCTCAAATATGATGATCATATTTACTATTATGGGGAAAAGTATCAAAAAGTAGAAGAACCTAAAAGTTTTTATGATAAACTTTGGTATGAACTTGGGAAGAAAGTGGGATATGGTAGTGATTGTGATAACCTAACTGATAGAGTTATGGATTTGATCAAGGATAATATTCCAGAACCTATGGAGAATAAGTATCACTCTGATGTTCTTCAAGGATATAATACAGCACTTGAAAATGTAAGAGGGAAGTTCTGATGACTGAAATTGAAAAACTAGAAGTAGAGATCAAAACTCTCCAAGATAAACTCGTAATTCTAAAACAAGTTGAGAAATTTAAGGCACAAAAGCTTTGGTACATTATGAGAGACAAACTTGGTTTCTCTATTGATATGTGTGATGAGATTGTAGATGCCGTTGAAGAATGGTTGCCTGAACAACAATCTACTGCTGGATCTCAAAATGTAGATGTTGAATTGCTTGTAGATGGTTTCAACGATTGTTTGCGTAAGATGAAGGAGATGTTACGATGACCGAACGCAATTTTACCAAAGAACTTCTATACTCATATTATGCTGATATGGAGGATGGTGGAACAACTGAGACAATTGATTATGAATGTTTGATTTGTATTCTCACCGAGTTGTGTGATAGAATTGAGGAACTTGAAAAGGACAACGAACTTCTGAAATCTTATGCTTGGGAACGATGACTGACGAACAAATAAACGAAAAACCTTCAAAAAAAGAAATTGATATTAATACTAAATTTAACGACTACTTTCAAAAAGTAGAGGATGTATTGCAATATAAATCAGTTCAAACTATAATTGAGGATATTGAACAATATTGTAATAAAGTATCAAAAACCAAATCTTCAAAATCAACTGACAAATTAAGTTTGAAGTATAAAGAAAGTTTAACTGAAATAAGTGAAAAATATCTAGAAGAATATAAAGAAACGTATGGTGATATACGAAAAGATGAAAAGTGGATATTTATGGCATCCACATATTTTGATGTTAGTGAAGGTCATGTTACGTGTCTTATGATGACGCAATCATTACCTTGTCATGATGACTATGATGTTGATCGCCCCAATGATCTTCCTACTACAACACAATTTCACCGTGCGGTAAGAGAATTTCATAATGAGTTTGGAACATTTTCTCTATATACTCTTGGTTTTCATACTCGTGAGGCATTTTTTGAAAAGTATTCTATTATGATTCCATATAGTCTTATTAAGATTAAAGATAAAGATTGTGACTTAACATTTAAAACTAAACTTCAATATAATTTTCCATAGAAATCTTTTTCATTATGACACAAGACATCCAAATGCCTAATGGGGACTTTCTAAAAAACTATCCAGATGTGACTCGTGTTGAAGTGATTACTGGTGATGGACGAGAGTTTGTTCGTTATGAATGTTCTAATGTTCAGGTAAGTCTTCAAGATGACGGACAAACACTCAAAGTATTTCTTTTTACGACTTATGACTGATTATTCTTGGTTAGAACCAATGGAAAGACGCACGAAAGAGATAAGGGAAAAAACCCAGAGAATCAAAGATGAAACTGAAAAAATGAGACAAGAAACTCATAATCTTCCAGTTCCTGATGATGCTCCTTGGTTGAACTTATCACAAGAAGAAGTAGAAGAACTCCGCAACAAAAAACACGAACTCACTGAATACGGCAAACAGAGGTTGAAAGAACTTATCTACAAACAGGATATGAAAAAAATGGAAGATGCTGCAAAAGACCTTGTTCTTGAAAATCTTACACACGAACAAATGCTTGAAGAAGCAGAGCGTCGTGAAGAAGAAAACAAGGCACTTGCTGCTCTTGATGAACTTTATGAGAAGCACGGTGATGCTATGCTGAAACTTGCTGAGATTGAAAAAGATGAGTGGGAACGTAAAGAACGTTCTGATACTGTCCTGCGACGATATAATCACTTTTACAACGAAGAATGTGCCTCTTTATCAACTGGTGGTCCAATTAGTATGGAACATATGCAGGCAATGGCACTGGACTGTGCTGTTGATGCTCTTATGTGCGAAAACTTAAATGTAGAGTATAATGTGATTGCGATTGATGACATCAAGGATTTGATTGCACGATTGTATGAACAGGGTAATGAGTTTTTGGAACGAGTTAAGAATACTTGGGGTCCAAAAGAATGACTGAACCATTCTATCGTTTCTTTGCGATTGATTATCTTGCCACTGGTGAAGGACGATCGTATTGGTTACAAATTTGCCGTAATTATCAATTAATTGATAGAGATCGTCAGTTTGAACAATTTGCAAAATTTGTGCCTGATGATCATTACTTACGTGGTTGTGATGAATTGACAGAAGAAGAATTCATGGAAAAGTATGCCAAACTGATTCCAGAACATGTAAAGGTTCAGGTCCATCGTCGTGATCAACCTGCATTCACATGGCAAGCACACCTACACGTTAATTACTCATGAACATCAAATTTCAAGCACATCAAGCAACTGAAAGGGAAGTAGAACTTTCTCAACAAGAACTCTTCCAACTCTTTGAAATTATGAAGGAAGAGTTCAAAGAGCATATCACATATGCAAGGTTTCGCAATATCTATTCCCCAACTAAAACAGAAAAGGCAATCATAAACTATTGTGATAATCATGGTGTTGATGTAGAATATGACAAAGATCGTATTGCTTTCTTTTCTGCCATTCTTGATAACCTTAAGAACCCATACCAATGAAACTCTGTAAAGATTGTAAGCATTATCGTAAGGATTGGTTGTCTCATCTATTTGGAATGGGACACCGACACGATACTTGTAAATCACCAAATACTTCTCAAAATCTTGTAACTGGTAATGAGAACAGATTTTGTGATATGCTTCGTGCGAAGTGTTGGGAAAGTCTTGATTATTCTTGTGGTCCTGATGGTAAGTTCTGGGAGGCAAAATGAGTAGATTTACTGAAAACCCTGATGAGATTGTGCTGAAAGATGTTGAGATGTTTCACCTGGAAAGTATGAATGAACGCACATTATGGATCGGTGTTTATGGTAAGGACAATAAAATCTATCACTTGAATATTTCTGCGGATGGTGATAAACTGAAATACTACTGGAGTGATGAAACAGTATGACGCATGATGAATACTGGGGTATGAGTAAGTGGGAATGGTTTATTGATGGATTCCGAAATATAAACTATACTCTCAGTTGTTATACTGTTGGACATAAGTATGGATATGATGACTTCTGGGAAGGATTATCTTGGGGTTGGATGTGTGAGTATATCTATCCTTATGATGATCCATATAATCCATGGATTTCACCTGAACGCAAACTGAGGTTGGGAAGATGGAGTTAATCAATAAATGGATTATCTCAAATAGGTTTCTCCGTTACACTTCATTCTGGTGGTGGTATCGGTTAATATCCCACCAAGGATTTCGCTTTGATGACTATCACATATGGGAATCATTCTGGAGTTGTCTGAATGGTGGATGGTTGGATATGAACTACAAGTGGGAGTTTGAGAAGTTCTGGGGCAAAGGTGCAAAACCTGAACGCATTGTGTTGCCCGCAAAAGACTTTGATGCACTTGTTGAAAGACTGAATGAACCACCAGACCCAGAGGCAATGACAAAGATTAAAAGAGTTTTAGAACGTAAAGCACCTTGGGATGATGATTCGGAAGAAACAACAAGTAATTGAATTTTACAAAGTCGGATATATCTTAAACAACACTCAAAAGTGGGCTTGTTACTTTGATTTTAATTGTGCTCAAGAAGCCATGATGAAAATGATTCGTAATGGAGTCAATGTAACGGGTATGGATACTCAAACTCTGTGACGGTTTACTGGCTGTCCACTGATACCGCCGAAGGGGCTCTGATCTTGGTATCTTAGCCATGTTGAGAGACACATGTTGTCTCAAGACATCACCAACCACCTTCAAGTAACCTTAAGTCAACATGGCGACTCGTTCTCGCATTGGTATTCAACTCAAAGATGGTTCTGTTCTCTCTGTGTATTGTCACTGGGACGGCTATCCCGAGTGGAACGGCAAGAAACTCAAAGAACACTTCAACTCCTACGAACAAGCTGCGGAGTTGATTGATGGTGGAGACATCAGTTCTCTGTGGACTGATAAAGATTGGGAACAAAGGGAAATGCAATCCCGCCCTCTGTATTATGCTGAGCGTGGTGAGACTGATACCGAACCCAATCTTGACAACTCTCTTCAAGCTTTCATCAAAGGTGTGAATGATTCGTGGGCAGACTACGCTTATCTCTTTGCCGATGGTAAATGGAAGTGTTATACTCCTAAAGGTAATGAAGAATTGATCCCTGCCTGATATGGAAAATCTTATTCAAGTGAAGTATTACTTCAAGGAACATCCAAATACTACTCTTTCGGTGTTCCTTAAAACTGAAGAACAGGTAGAGGCTTTTAAAGCAAAACATCCTGACTATGTTTATGTTGGAGAAACTAAATGACACAAGACAACACAATGCGTAACGCCAGCATTATTGGCGTTTCTTTTGTTCTTTCTCTGTTTATTATCAATGCAGTGGTTGGTCCTCTCTACAATGTGTGGGCACAATCTTTGCAAGGTAAAGCAGAACTGCAGAAGGCAGAATATACTCGCCAGGTTGCAGTTCTTGAGGCACAAGCAAAGAAAGATTCTGCACAACAACTTGCCGATGCTGAGGTCATTCGTGCCCAGGGTGTTGCAAAAGCAAACCAAATCATTGGTAATTCGCTGAAGGACAATCGTGAGTATCTCCAGTATCTGTATATCACTGGACTGGAAGAAGGTGCCAACAAAGGTAATGTGACCATCTACGTTCCCACCGAAGGTGGAATGCCTGTTCCCACTTTGCAAATGAATAAGTGATGAAAAAGTTTCTGATTTTTGCATCTTTGTTTTTAACCTCTCCCACATTTGCACAAACTGAAACTATCGTTCCGCAAAAAAGTTATCGACCATTTCGTTATGAAACTCCATGTGGAATTGAAACAAAGGATGATTTTATTGAGGATACCTGTGTGGTGATTGAAACCCGTGAAAAGGGTGGAGCACTTCGCACTCGTAATATCTTCTCAAACAAATTTCGTCTGACTATTAAAGGTCGATTCGATAAAGAAAAAGGTTATATGACTTGGGATTCTCATAACAAATATGAATACAAGTGGGAGTATAAAGTTGGTGGGAATAATGATCTTGGTGTTTGGACTTATGTGATGCCTGGCGTCCTTGTTCAGAATGTATCATGGGACTGATAAGGATCTCTGATCGGTCAGCCCCTTGACTCTTTCCCAAATCCACACTATCTTGGCCTTGTTCAACTGATTCACACATGAACGACGATTTCAACTACGACTACATGGATGAGAACGATCTTTACGAATCCATGATGGAAACTGATCCTGAAGATTGGCTTCCGATTGGTGGTGTTCAGGAACAATTTGATCCTGAAACTCTTGATCTTCTGAGGAACTTTTGATATAATTGACCAATGAGAGTTAAGTCACTAAACTAATCTCTCACGCGACGACAACGACCTCAATAGAGGGCAAAGTCAAGCATAATGCAAACTTTCGCAAACCCCAAACTAAACATGACTAATCCATTGGATCTTTCCTTCGATGAGAAGGTAGAACTTGTCACTAGGGCTAACCGTATTCCTAAAGGACCTGGTGTTAATTTTAAGTATTTTATTGAAGCTGAACTTGACAAAATCATCCAACGCACTGGAGATGAACTGACAGATAACAAAGTGCGATTTTCCGGTCTTGTTAAAGAAACTGTAGCTGAGTTTCAAGATCGGATAAAAGAAGGACGTTACTCCTTTACTTACGAACAACCAACAGTAATAAAACTTCCAAATGGTCTCTATCGACTCATTTGTGGTGAGCACCGCCTACAAGCTCACCGAATGACGGGTCGCAAAACCATGTTTGTTGCAGTTGTTGAATTTGATTCTGTAGTAGATCAAATCTTTTTTCAATCAAATGAGAATGACGAAGATGATGAGTATGTGAAAGCTCCTCGTACTCCTAGTGATGTAGTTCTTACTTTGGACCGACTAGTGAAAGAAGGATTTATTGACATCAATGATGATAAGTCTATCAATTCTAGTCTGACTCGCCTCAATCAGAAGACAAATGAGTTTCCTGCACTACGCAATCAACTTCGTGAAAAACACGGTATCATCAACCCAGTAAAATCTTACGATGATGATAGTCGCAAACAGTGGGTGCAGCAATACAAACCAGAAGTGCAATTCTCTTCCCGCAGTAACATTGTTCCTGTAGATGGTATTGCATACCTGAACAAGACTTTTAAGGGTGGTTCTGGTAAGGGGGGAGTCAAAGATCTTGACTACGATCCTCGTGCATTTTTCGACGCATGTTATCTTCTCCAGAACAACAAAGTCAACAAAGTTCAAATAGTTTGTTCGGTAAATGGTGCAGGTTCGGAAAAACTTTCTAATATTCGTGACTACAAGAAAGAGTCAATGATGCAAGATATGTTGAATCGTTGCATTCAAATCGTTGATGATTATCGTTCTGGTAAGTACAACCCCATCGAAGACGTTTCTTTCAACTTTGTTCCCCAGATCGATTCCGTTGATAACATGGAGGAGTGGGTATGAATAAGTGGGAAGAATTTGCAAAGATTACATTTCACGCAATGAAAGGAGTTCTTCCTTTCTGGAAAGATGCAAGTCAATTCACGCAAAGATCCATGACTCGTATTCTGTACGATCAGGTATTTTGTGCGGGAGAACCTAACAAAACTGGTTACATTAGTTCTGCAGCAATGACTGCAAAACGCAAAGGAAACAAGACAACAAAAGATCATTGTCTGTCTCCACAATTCGTTGCAAGAATGGTCTATGACCATGCAGATGTGTGGTTGACTGATCTTGATAAGTTCAAATCTCTCTTCTACATGTGTTGTCAGACCATCGAGATTACTCCTGATGAAAACATCAAACTGAGTAACTTGACTGTCAACAAAGATGGTGAGTTCATCATCTATGTTCCTACTCACAAGAAGTACGATCATCTTGGAATTGTACTTTTCCATCCAGAAAAAGGTGCAGTAAGTGATGTATTTGAAGATCTTGTTCCAGTGGAACTAATTGAATACGAAAAAAATTACATCGCAGAATGAAAGAAGTAGTAAGACATTCTTACAAAAATGGAGAAATCTCAGAGACTCGTACTCTGAGATTCATTCCTTTTTACTACTCAGAAGATGGTGCAAGATCAATGATGACGATTATACAACGTCATCTTACTCCAGATCTTCTAACTAAAAAATATCGGGAAGAAAATGCAAAAAACCCGATGTATGGTCACTGTTATCATTCAACCCAAGCTTTATTCTACATTTTACATCCTCACGATTTAGTTCCCATGAGTGGAATAGATTACCGAGGTGATACACATTGGTGGCTGTATGATGAAAGAGATGTGATCTATGATACTACGGCGGATCAGTATTACTCTGTTGGTCGAAATCCTCCATACGATGTAGGCAAAAAGACGCAATGGTATGGATGGAAACAACGACCACATCAAAGATCTTTGGACTTAATTATGAGAGTTCTGGACTATTGTTCTATTAAGTATACTTATACAACTGATAAGTCATCCTGATCCAAAACCCCTTGCCGTGTCTGCGGTTAAGGGGTATTCTAGCTATATTGAAACGCAATTTGATGATTCCTCTTCTCCGTCCCCATCAAGAACGTGCGGTTGATCTTATGCAACTGCATAAAAAAGGTCAGATCGTGGTCCCTACTGGTGGTGGGAAAACGATGAAGATGATCCGCGATGCAATGATGCAACTTGAGTCTGATGTTTCTAAGACCATTGTTGTTGTTGCTCCCCGTATTCTTCTCGCAGAACAACTCTGTTCCGAGTTCCTAGAGTTTATCACCAACGCAACTGTGATGCACATTCACTCTGGTGAAACTCATCACTTCAGTTCTACCAAACCTCAGGAGATCGTGGATTGGTGGGTGAACACTCGTGGTCACAAGATGATCTTCACGACTTACAACTCTTTGGAACGACTGCAGCAAACTCGTCTCCCTGTGGATACCATCTACTTTGACGAAGCTCACAACTCTGTACAACGTCACTTCTTCCCTGCAACTGAATACTTCAGTCAGGAATCTGACCGTTGTTACTTCTTCACTGCGACTCCCAAACATTCTCTCGCAGTTGGTAAGCCTGGGATGAATGATGTAGAAGTTTATGGTCAGGTCATTTGTAATGTTCCTGCACCTGAACTTGTGCAAGGTGGTTACATCCTGCCTCCGAAAGTTATTGCAAAACAACTTCCTATGGTCGGTAAGGGTAAGATTCCTGCGGATCGGGATTGCACTAACCTGATTGAGACTCTGGATGAATGTGGTAAGGGCAAAGTGTTGATCTGTGCGAAAGCTACCAAACAGATCTCTGCACTGATGTCTGAGACCGACTTCATTCAACAACTCCAAGATCGTGGGTTCTCGTATCTCTACATCACTGCAAAGACTGGTGCAATTATTGATGGTCAGAAGGTGAATCGTGAGGTATTCTTTGAGACTCTAAGTGCATGGGGTAAGGATGACTCGAAGAAGTTTGTTGTGTTACATCACTCTATCCTCTCTGAGGGTATCAATGTCTCTGGACTTGAGGGTGTGATCTTTATGCGATCCATGGACTACATTGGTATCTCCCAAACCATCGGCCGTGTGATTCGGATGCACCATGATGATGCAGCTCGCATCCGTAGTGGTGAACTTGTCCCTGGTGATGTTGACAACTACACCAAATCTTTTGGTTTGGTTGTCGTTCCCGTCTTCAACAAAGTCGGTATCTCTACTCACCAGAAGATTCAAGCCGTGGTCGATACTATCTTCCAACAAGGTCAACCTGCAATCTCGGTAGTCAAACGCTGACTACATATTTTACACATAATTATAGGAAAATGAAGACTAGATCATTAAAAAATTATAGTTCAACGGTTGGAGTTGAAGCGTATGACATTGACTGGAATTGTCGAGAAGAAGTAACAGAACTCGGAAAGCTCTGTGCTGCTCACTGTATTGTATTTGTTGATGAAAACGTACCAGTAGAAACTCTATACAATACAATGATGGAGTGGGGTGATCCTAGTAGGGCTTTTATTCATGATGCTGTTCTTTCCAAAAAGATTCAGGGTAGACATTGGAGAGAAATCTTACTAAATCTAGGATTTATTAACAGAGATATTGACCCTAACTTTAAGGGAGCAGTGAGTTTGGTTAGTTATAAAACTGATGAAAAAAAGAGACCAAAAGGTATCTTCCAAAACGGAGAATTGCACTGGCATAGTGATCAATTTGCTTTTGATGATGGACAACGAATCATAGGACTAAAAAGTGCTAGTGACACGGAAAATAGTCAAACTCAGTTCTTATGTACTCATGATGCTTTTGAGTCCTTAAGTTCTGACATGCAAAGTATGGTTAAGGAACTCGTTGTAAAACACAAATGGATTGACAATGCAATCGCACCTGGTTTGAATCATGCTCAAACACTCCTAATTCATTATAACTCTATTCCTATTGATGGAATGGAAACTAAACTTTATAGAGAGACTTGCACTGGTTTATCGGGAATGAAAATACCACGAAATAGTTTTGGTGGTTTCGTTGGAATGTCCATTGAAGAGAGTAATAAAATCATGGATGAGATAAACAAAGCTGTTTATAAAGATGAATATGTCTATACTCAAAATTGGGTTGATGGTCAATTAGTTTTTATGGATCAGGAAATCACTCTACACAGAAGACCTACAAATGTGAAAGATGGTGATAAACGGACAATGGTAAGGATTATCTCTTATCTAAACAAAATTTTTGATAATGAACAATCACGAAGATTCTCCGAAATTCGGTATAATGGATCTTACTATACTGAAGATGAATTTCTTCAACTAGTCGATGAAGATCGTAAAAAAACGTTTGAGCTAACGGAAAGTAATGTATCCTAATACAAGTATCCTGGATCCAGACAATGGCCCCACTGGATTCACCACACCCGACTTTCAGTTTGCTGCTGTACCCTTTGGCAATCAATACATGATTATCGCAGATGGTCAACAGCTTGAAGTAGTCGATACTCGGCAGCTTGCTGAGATTCGGCTTGAACAATTAAAAAACTCGCATCGGGTTCTCAAGAAGGGTACTAAGACCCCTGTGCAACCAAAATCGCAAAAAAAGGCGAAAACGCCTAGTGGCCGCAAGGGATCTCAAGGGACAAAACCCAAGGCCACCAAGGTATCCACCGCAAAACCGAAATCCAAGAGTGTGCCAGCCAAGAAACCGCACGCTCTTCACCCAAATCCCCTGCTTGACGCATTAAGTTAGCCATGTTGGTAAAGATTATGACTACGAAAACAAAACGGGTTTCCGTTGTTCCCCTGTCCAGTAAAGCTAAGAACCGATTCCATAACATTATGGATCAGTTCCATATGTGTACTGTAGAACAAGAAAAGGTGATTGATGGTGTACCTCACCTCTTTCTAGTTTCGATGAACAGAATGTACTGTTTCTGGGTTCCTGTCAAGGGTAACCAACACTGGAAGATTGAACGGTGACTATAGAACTCTTTCACAAAGCTCCAGAAGGTTATCATTATGAACAACAAAAGGATTTCAAGAGAAACACTACTGCTATCTGGCTGCATCACCATAAGCGGTATGACTATAATCTTGGGAAACCTGTTAAAACCATATGGGGATTCTACGATACCAAAACCAGACAATTCCACGCCCCGGTTAATAGCCAGACAGTGGGTAGTGTAGTTCAAATTGAAGATACTACACCCTACACAGCCATGCCACTAAAACTCTCTCCTCTTGAGGTATTTTTTCATGATTAAAACTAAGAAACAACTCATCAAGTATCTAGAAAACTATCATGAATCCAGGTGTTCAGATCTTGCATCTGAAGGAAGAGAAGATGATGCTTTATCAATCTATGATGAGATTGTTGTAGACGGACAAGACCCAGACTGTTATCTTTTTATTTCCCTTCACAAACTAGTATGAAGTACAAAGTTTCCTGGAGATCTCCTCGTCAGGGCATCCAAAGCACCACCGTTGATGCACTAAATCCTTTCGCAGCTCAAGAACAAGTTGAGTCCATGTATGCACACATTGATGGATTTAGCTTTATTTCAACCTCTCCAGTGTTTGAAAAGGAAGAGTATGAAAGTTCTTATAATTCGCAACCATCTTACAACGAATCTGGTGGCGGAGGTGATGACTTTAGTACGGTAATTGGTGGGGCAAGTTTCTTCTTGGCTGGATGTGCAATTCTATGGGGATTGTTCACACTTCCATCAGGTATTGCTGCTATGGTTGTTGGTGGAGCTATTGGTTGGATTGGGTGGAAAGTTGCTTGTTGGTTGAGTGACAGAGGTTGGTGATGGATTATGTAACTCCTACACATCAGGAGATTCTAGATGTCATCCGACAATCTAACTTTATGGTATTTGTGAACAATCATAAGGTTTGTAAAACTCAAAAGTATGATGGATATGTCATCACAAAGATAAACTCTCTCAACCAATCTGGGAAGGATGAGTTTGTAATCTGCACCGATGTTATTCAGAAAAATTATAATGATTGGCAAGGTGAGATCAATCGTACAATCGCTCATGAGGCTATTCATGTAGCGCAGGCCTGCAAATACAATGATGGTTACATCAGACCTCTTGGATTTAGGGATGATGTTGAGAAAGAATCTTTTGCTGTTCAAGATCAACCCAGAGAGGTTCTTCGCATCATCAAAAAGTATTGTCTTTAACTTGACAAATCCAAACAAAACATTTACACTAAAGGAGTAGTTTAACACTGAAAATGAAGTATCTCTATCTCGTTGATTATTGGGTTCCTTTTCCTTCTTCTGAATATGGTGGCGTAATCAGTGTCATCGCAGAGAATGACAATGAGTGTCACGATGTTCTCTTAGAATGGCGTGATGAGTGTGAAGATTCTCATGACAACCGAATCATGGAAAATGTATCCAGGTCTCTGCGATTTGCTCTGGATTCTATTCATGAGGATGAAGAATCTCGCGTCGTTGATAGTTTCACCACATAATGAGTAACACATTTTACATTCCTCAAGTCAATGATTATGTAAAGTGGAATAATGGTAAGGGCGTAGAGGGTTGGGTATACTTTGCATGTATGGAATACATCACGATAGAACAATCAGTACGTCCTAAAGATTGTGAAAACTACGAAGCGTGTTGTCTTCACGCAAATGAAAGATTACTTGTTCTTTGTTATTCAAATCAGTGGAAACAATTAGAATATATTAAATCAAGAGAAACAGTTTATGAAACCTAAAAACCCATGGAGATGGTGGGCAAAAGCATTGGGTGAAAAAGCATCTAAATGTGATAAAGAGTCTGACAGAGTTGCACTGATCCGAACGGTTATCTTTGCAACTTATTTGATTACTAACTGTTTTATTGTTGCTGGCGTCATACGTCATTGGAATGATAATGAATGTCACGTTATTATTTTGAATGGTGAAATGAATGATAAAAATGTAGAGTCTTTTGTTGTTAATAGTTTTTGAATATGATCAATTTTTATGGAAATGAGAGCACTATACTCTATCATGCCGTAAGGTATTATCAACTGAATAAAACAACCACGGGTAGTAAAGAATATTGGAAATGTGATGAACTTTTGAGAAAACTCCACCCACATGTTTCTGTGAATGGAGTAGAACCGGGATTTAGATCTGATACATAAATCAAAGATGATTTAATGTGATGACTAATTCAAACTTCTTTGATCCCGAAAAGGCCTATGAACTTCATACACAAAAGTTAGAGGCAATGAAAACTTTAATGGGTAAAATTGTAGATAATCCCGAAAGTGTAAAGATGAGTGATTTGCAGAATGTTATAAACTTTTCGGATCAAGTTACAACTAACAATGTGACAGATCAATAACTGTCACAAGTTCCCTTTACAGGGAGGATTTTTTATGCAATCATGGCTACATGAAGAACACTCACCTCGAACATCCCGAAGATTCTGCACTCCTGGGTAAGGAAGTTGTGCAGAATACTATCAACTATCTGCGTGATTGTAAGGGTTCTTGCAGTGTGAAATATGATGGCGCCCCTGCTATTGTTTTCGGTATCAATCCTGAGAACGGTAAGTTCTTTGTAGGTACGAAAAGTGTATTCAATAAAGTCAAAGTTAAGATCAATTATACTCACTCGGACATCGAGAAGAATCATGGCAACAATCAAAAGGTTGCTGCAATTCTTCATACCTGCCTCGCTGAGTTCCCGAAGAACATTGAAGGGATTTATCAGTGTGATTTTATTGGTTATGGGGGTGAAGTATGCTTTACGCCTAATACTCTTACCTATGATTTTAGTGGGACCGAAGGTATTCTTGAGTCTTCTATTGTTGCTGTGTGTCATACACATTATTCTGGCAATACGATCAAACAACTTGAAGCACACTTTATTAACTATGCCCATGGCAGCATTTTTGATTCCAATTCTTCTGTTTATTTTGTAGATTGCAATGCACAATTTACCTCCCGTCGTCGTAGAATTGATTATATTCTTGGTCTTGCAAGTGTGGTTAGCAATTTTGTTAAATACCCTGATGCGAAAGAAGTAGCAGATCTCAAGATTGCAGTGAATAAGTGTATCCGAGAGAATCGTCCTGTTTCTGATGTTCTGAGTGGTAATCTGCTGCTGCTGTTCAATCTGTTGACTCAAGCAAAGATGTACCTCATGGAAGGAATCACTGTCACTGGTGATCAGGTAGACGCCAAGATTGACTTTGGTGTTGATTCTCTTCCTGGTCATGAGGGTTATGTTCACTGCAACGAATACGGTGCATTTAAGTTAGTTAATCGTCATGTATTCTCACACTATAACTTCACCCTACCCAAGGGTTGGTGACAGTTCGGAGACTGGCCACAAGACTCGCCAGAGGTCGCCAGGCAGTGTATTGTAGCCATGTTGAGAGGTTTCCCGATGACTCACACGATCTCAGAACGCACCACGATGTCACAAGGTATGCCAATCACTGTTACTACGGTGAACGGAATGGATCGCATTGAGATTAACAACAAACTGCATGAGATTGGTGATCAGTTGATGAAGCTCAAGATGCAACAAAATGCACTCGTTGAGATGCGAAATGCCATTGATTCTCACCACGAACGCGAATCAATGGATGACCTGTTTGATCAACTGTTCGGAGGCTGAATCTTGACTCGTACTCTTTTCGAACTTCGTAAAGCCGTAGAGAATCTTATTCAACAACAGGGTGGATCTGCACCTGTTGCTGCATGGATCTACACTAAAGAAGATGTATTAGACTATCCTGATGATGTTGATGTAACCGAATCTATCGCATACCAAGTGATCGAAAATCTTGATGATTATGATCACATCTATACTGAAATCTTTGACTGTATTGAGGAAGAACTCCGCCAAATGAGTGTACTCAAATGATCTATTCTAACCTCTCCAAGATTAAACCAAAGCTTCGCACTCAAGGCAATGTCACTGGAAACTTTGGCCGTCCAAAGAGTAAAGCTGGATCTCCCCTAAATGAACTAGGTGTAACCAAAGCCGAAGTGGTTAAATGTATGAAACAAGATGAGTACCTGAATCGGCTTTGGTACGCATTTGATAACACTGATGATGACAAATTGAAACAATTCATTTATACTGAAATTAAAAAGATTCACATTCAACGAGGTACATGGTGATGACTAGGCGTAAAAGGTACACAAAGTTTGATCTCACTGCTCCACAACTGATTGATCTTGTTGCTCTTGTTATTGTTTTAGCTGGTGGCATCATTACCTTCCAAGCCTGGTTGCTTGGTATTGTTCTCGGTTGGTTTGGAGTGACTTTGGCATTCTGGCAATCGGAATGTTGTGATTGTGCTGCTCATTGGCATGTTATTCGGTGGTTCTCGGAGCAGCAACTGACCCCTGTGACAGTTGGCGGGCTGGACACCATACCCGCCAGAGGGGGGCTCAGATCAGGTATCTTGGCCATGTTGAGAGGAATCCCCCCATGCGAATTGATGTTAAGTGCTACGGAGCTCCCTGGGAGAACACTACCACTGACATGGATCGAGCAATCGACCTCGCCTACGATTTGAGCGAAGAATACCAGTGCGATGTTGACCTTCGTTACAACGAAACTGGTATCATCTTCCAAACTGTTTCTAACTACTGAATCATGCAATTCCAAGTTACTGAAATTGAGTTTGACTTTACTGATGATCTTGATGATGAGGCTTTGGATGTAGAAACTCAAGATGAGATCTATGATGAGGTTTTAGGTACAATCTGGGATGCAGATGATGAAGATGATCTAGTTGAAGAGATTACATGTGCCACTGGTTGGTGCATCAATTCCATTGATTATCGTATTATTCTGAAATGATTGACTTTCGTTATTCCACTGGTGAAGAACTTGAACAATTCCTGTATGAAAAATGTAGGGAAGATCATGATCTTTTAGCAACAATCATCAGTGAGTATGTGTCATCTCTGAGTGACAGCAAACTCGATGAACTTGAGGACTTTCTTTCTAACAATTTTGGAGACGATTGATGAAACAATCACAAAAGCACGAAGTTCGTTTATTCATTCTCACTCAACTTTGGGAGATGGATGATCTGAGGTGGAAACTTGATGGAATTGCTGACACTTATGACATTGATCCTTTGGAGGCAATCGAGTTCTTTGAGAATGAAGTTGAAAGGATCAACAAACTCTTTAACTATCCTGCGGAGCAACTTAAAGATCTTAAAGTAGCTTAATTATGTCAGTGAGTGTTCTACACCCCGATCAACAATACCTGTTCACAAATGAGCAAATGAGTTTGATTTATGATCTACTCAGTGCTTACCTAAATGAGGCTGATGAGCTTGAAGAGGTTACTCTTACCCAAGAGACCTTAGATGTTATTACTTTACAAACTGTAGGAGGTTAATGATGTTTTCTTTTCTCACGATTGGCGCTGCATGGTTCGCCTTTGGCTATTGTGTCACTGACATCATCCAGAATGCCCGAAGTGCTAAACGAATTGATGAAATGTTGCGAAGCACCATAGAGAACAACAAGAAAAATTGATCATGATTCTAGCTGGTTTGATGTGTGGCATTGCTACATACTATGGAGTTGGAGACGGCTTTCATGGGCAAATCACAGCAAACGGGACTCGGTTTGATGCTTATCATCTTACTGCAGCTCACCCTTATTTGCCTTTTGGTACGAAACTAAGAATCACCAATCAAGATAACATGAAACAGGTGATTGTAAGAGTCAATGATCGTGGGCCATACAGCCACGCAGACATTGATCTTTCTTATGGAGCTTTCAGGAAGATTGCTCCTCCATCCAAAGGTAACGCTGTTGTTTGTTATAGGGTGATCGGGTAGACAGCCGCACATCTGTCCACTATTCTCCCCACAGAGGCTTAATTCTTGGTATCTTAGCCATGTTGAGAGGTTTCCCCATGACTTTCGTTGACGCATTGATTGCATCTGGTTATGTATTCGATGATGAGGATTATGATGGTTGTTATGTGAAGCAAGATGCAAAAGGTTTCGTTCATTTGTATCAACAACATGAGGAAGAAGGACTCTGGAATTATGTCAAAATGACTGATGAGTTTGATGTAATCCGTGAGGTCACTTTTGATCCTAATGTTGACACCATTCAAGAGTGATTGTCATGAACAAAGTTGAACACTATAGTGTCATGTTGTGTGATGCACTCTACATGTCCATGAAAAGTTGGACTCTGCAACTGCACGAACGTTCTGCAGCTAAGGGTGATGATGTAGATTATCATATCAACAAAATTGAAGAAATTAAAGAGAATGGTGTGGATGTTGAGTTCTATCTGGAGTCGGGTCGTAAGTATTACAAACTGATTTGCAAGAATGGTATCAGTCGCTCTGTGCATTGTTTCATTAACAAAACCACTGGAGATGTTTTGAAATCTGCATCGTGGAACTCACCAGCTAAGGGTGTGAGGTACAATCTCCTGGATGGCAATTCTCGGGAATTGTGTTACAGTAAGTGCGATCCTTTTGGCGGTTATTTGTATCAACGATGAATTACACTGACATCACAAAGCTTGAGAATTGTCCGGAGTGTGGAACTAACTGGGTTGATGCACCAATCCCTGAAAAGTATAGGGAGAACTATTCTCCCCCGTACTTTTACAGTCGTGTGATTGGTGTTGAGCTTTTGCATGAAGATCGAATCAACCACTGGCTTTGTCCCGATTGCAAACATCAATTCCCACGAAATTATGGATGACAAAACTAAGTTCATTCTCGCATTGATGCAGATTGAGAACATTAGTAACCTGATGAAAGAGAATGAGTATGAGCACTTCATGGTGTCGCATCTGATGCCGTTGAAGATAGAGATTGAACGACAGCTTTCCAACCTAAAACGATAGCGTGTGCCAGTTGGTGGGCTGCACACTAAACACGCCGAACCCAGCCAGTTCGTGTATCTTGGCTATGTTGAGACAAGTCACCCCGATGGTTTTTCACTACACAGCTGGTCATGGTAAACAAGGCACTCTGACTCTCGTGCCTAGCATGTCTCTGACCAATCCTACTTACATTTGTGTTGCTGAAGTTGATGGCTGCACGATGGAAGTATCTAATCCTCGGCCTCTGGATGAAGCTCTCGCCTGGGCTCGTCAGTGGTGTGGTTCTTTCTGTCTCCTTCCCTGAGTTAAGCAAATCATGACAATGCCTACCTACAACGCCATGCAGTTTCACTCAAAGTATGAGCACACTGCTGCTCTCTACGACGCATGTAAGTTGATTGTTGATACTTACATGGGTTCAGATGTGCTTGATGGTGTCACTTATGATGAGGTGACAGCTTATCGTTTCATGAAGTATGCTCAGGATGTGATGAACCAAATCGCTGAAGGTGTGCTCTGATGACTTACAACATTGATGACATTTTGTTCCGAGTGATTAACAATCTCACCGAAGCTGTGAATGTTTGTTGTAGTGTGGATGGCAACTCAGATGATCATGAAAAGACCTACCCATTTGCTACTGGTTACTCACGAGCTGCAATGAATGGTGCTATTGATGATCTTCGTCTTATTGTAAAACAACTTCAGAAGCCTATGGAAGAGTTTTATGATTATGTTCTCGCATTTTATGGGGATGATGGTATCTACAAGATCGGAGCTACCCGAGACATGGTGATGGAAGCTACACAGA